GCACCTAACTTTGCTATGAATCAACACAAAGTCCCCTGTTTGTATGAATAACACATATGTAAATTTGCAAAAGCAGAGGTACATTTGTGATGATTCATAGCAAAGTTAGGTGCAGGGAGCCTGTGGTAGCATCAGCACAACCCACCCCTTCCCTTCCGCTCCTTTTTTATTGAGGTCGAAGACCTTTGTGGGGGAGCCCAGACCAGCAACTTATTTTTGTGCGAGCACATCCCACTTTGCAGCTGCTTCATGGATGCCATCACTGAACATCGCTGTCAAACTACCAGCAGATATGATCCCCAACTCCCTCAAGGCAGCCACCCTAGTGGAATCAGGATAGAGGTCACTGTTCATCTGTATTGTGACATACCCCATGATTTCGCTAATTGTTGATCTTTGACTTTTGTTAATTATCGAGTCAAAGAGGAATTGATGATAAGCAAATGCTTTTGAAAGGAGCACTATGATTGTGGGCTCCAGCTCGGTTCTTGGAATCAATGATCCAAAACACGACAAGCACATGAAGGGCGGGTATTTTGGATGAATAGCAGAGGGTTTGACGGCAGTCTCATATGGGTCCTTCTTCATGAGATAGGCTAATTGCAGAGCCACCACTGCAGCAATCCTGAGCATGGTAACATCAGCAGCACAATCAGGTCTCTTATCAGAGATCTTGTACTTAGCTATCATGTTCTTCATGAACCCGCTCAGAGCATCAGTGGAGTTTTTTTGTATTTTAGGGAGCTTTGAACCTCTCATCATAGCAATCTTCCCCAAAGTGATGATTTCACTCTTGAACACTTCTTCTGAAGTTGCTTTTGCGTGATTCTTCAGAATAGCCAGCATCCTCACAGGACTAAACCCCTGGTACTCAATGTCACTGGTGGCGAGAGATGTTTCCACCTCTGTCACCCCGGCCCAAGTAGCTATCAATGCCCGAGCATTGTCTAGCTCCGCAGGAGTGGGCTCCGTGTCGCTGCTGGTTTTCGTCGCTCTTCTGCTCATCTTACACAAAGTTAATTATTTGAAATTCAAACAGGG